GAGACAATTGTCTTCTTTGCAGAAGGAGGTTATGCGTGTTTTGAGCGTGGTTCTATTAAACCGCTCTTGTATGGAAATATGGAAAATGAGGAATTTGAGGAGAATTTTGGAATCTGCCAGCAATGTTTCGACTATGCTAAGGCAGGAAACTTGGAGCTCCAACACATGGACGAGAATGATTACGAGGAACTTCTCTGTAGGACAATAGAGAAGTGTCAAGATTTCATCACTACATCACGAGGCGCAGTTGAGAAAAATGTCTACAGGCGGAAGCTTGATGCTTTGCGCAGTTGGCAGTCTTCTTTCCGACAAACTCGTGTGCAGGGAGGCCTTCGTGTCTCCCCTTATAGTATTGGTGTGTTTGGCGGTACAGCAGTTGGGAAATCTTCTGTTGCCAATATCCTCATGGTCACGACGTTACTTCATAACAATTACAAGGCTACTGATGATCGTATTATCACCCTCAATGAGGCTGATAAGTTCATGTCGAACTATCGATCATACATGAATGGTGTTCTTATTGATGACATTGGAAATACAAAGACTGAGTTTGTACAACAAGCTCCAACAACATTGATGGTTCAGTTAGTAAACAACGTTCGTATGTATGCTAATATGGCAGAAGCCGAGCTGAAAGGCAAGGTATCTGTTGAACCAAAATGTGTTGTGGGAACTAAGAATGTCAAGGACTCATGCGCGACAGTGTACTCCAATGAGCCCACCTCCATTACCCGTCGAGATCGAATCACCATCACCGTTAAGGTGAGGGAGGAATTCAAAACTGACGGAATGCTGGATAGTGACAAGGTGACGAAGCACTTCAATGGACAGGTCCCACTCATCCCAGATTTGTGGTATATTTCCGTTGAAAGATCGTTTCCTATCCCCAGTCACGTGGAGGGTGCCCCAGCACTCGTGGGATGGAAGTACATCAAGTGGGATGGCGTTCCGCTTAAAGATGTCTCTCTACACCACTTTGTGCGCTATGTGGCACAGGACTCTAAGGGTTTCTTCGAAGCACAGGAGAAACTGGTTGCCAACAATACCAACCTCGCAAAGAAACTTGTGAAGTGTAAGGATTGTGGACTTGTCACAGATGTTTGTGTCTGTGAGAAGAAGAAACCAGTCATGTGCCTAGACAGAGTCTCGGATGATTGCCCTCATCAGGGGTATTGCACCTTTTGTGAGGCTGAACACAACGAGAAAGACCCGGAGGAAAAGCTTCAAGGAATCGCTCCAGGAGGAGGATCCCTATCCTATGGAAGATCTTGTGATCATGGATAACCAGTTTGGTGTCAAGATTGCTAAGACTCTTTCACAACGCTTTTACAATTACACTAAGGGTTTTGTCCCGAAGATGGAATATTGGACCGATGTCATTGAAGAAAGGAC